GTGAATATAAACGTCGCAGATTTGTTAAACGGGAATTACATCCTGTTATTATTCGTTGTACTTGCATTAGGACTATGCCTGGGAAAACTGCGTCTCGGCTCAGTACAACTTGGTAATTCCATTGGCGTTTTAGTCGTTTCTCTCTTATTAGGTCAACAGCATTTCGCGATTAACACTGATGCCCTTAATCTCGGCTTTATGCTGTTTATTTTTTGCGTCGGCGTGGAAGCCGGGCCCAACTTTTTTTCCATTTTTTTCCGCGACGGCAAAAACTACCTGATGCTGGCGCTGGTGATGGTCGGCAGCGCGATGCTGATCGCCACCGTGCTGGGCAAAGTGTTCGGCTGGGATATTGGTCTTACCGCCGGTATGCTGGCGGGCGCCATGACCTCCACCCCGGTGCTGGTGGGCGCGGGCGACACCCTGCGCCATTTCGGCCTGCCCAGCGATCAGCTGGCGCAGTCGCTTGACCATCTGAGCCTCGGCTATGCCCTGACCTACCTGGTCGGCCTGGTGAGTCTGATCGTCGGCGCCCGCTATATGCCCAAGCTGCAGCATCAGGATCTGCAGACCAGCGCCCAACAAATCGCCCGCGAGCGCGGCCTCGATACCGATTCAAAACGTAAAGTGTACCTGCCGGTGATCCGCGCCTACCGCGTTGGCCCGGAGCTGGTGGCCTGGGCGGATGGCAAAAATCTGCGCGAACTGGGGATTTATCGCCAGACCGGCTGCTATATCGAACGCATCCGCCGCAACGGCATTCTGGCCAACCCGGACGGCGACGCGGTGCTGCAGATGGGCGACGATATTGCGCTGGTGGGCTATCCGGACGCGCACGCCCGCCTCGACCCGAGCTTCCGTAACGGCAAAGAGGTATTCGACCGCGATCTGCTCGACATGCGCATCGTCACCGAAGAGATTGTGGTCAAAAATCACAACGCCGTCGGCCGCCGCCTGGCGCAGCTGAAACTCACCGACCACGGCTGCTTCTTAAACCGGGTGATCCGCAGCCAGATTGAAATGCCTATCGACGATAACGTGGTGCTGAACAAAGGCGACGTGCTGCAGGTCAGCGGCGACGCCCGCCGCGTAAAAACCGTGGCCGACCGCATCGGCTTCATCTCCATTCACAGCCAGGTGACCGACCTGCTGGCCTTCTGCGCCTTCTTTATCGTCGGCCTGATGATCGGCATGATCACCTTCCAGTTCAGCTCTTTTAGCTTCGGCATCGGCAACGCCGCCGGCCTGCTGTTCGCCGGCATTATGCTTGGCTTCCTGCGCGCCAACCACCCAACCTTCGGCTATATCCCGCAGGGAGCGCTGAACATGGTGAAAGAGTTTGGCCTGATGGTGTTTATGGCCGGGGTCGGACTCAGCGCCGGGGCCGGGATCAATAACGGTCTGGGCGCCGTCGGCGGTCAGATGCTGGCGGCAGGGCTTATTGTCAGCCTGTTGCCGGTGGTGATCTGCTTCCTGTTCGGCGCCTATGTGCTGCGCATGAACCGGGCGATGCTGTTTGGCGCCATGATGGGCGCCCGCACCTGCGCCCCGGCAATGGAGATCATCAGCGATACCGCGCGCAGCAACATTCCGGCGCTCGGCTACGCAGGCACCTACGCCATCGCCAACGTGCTGCTTACCCTTGCCGGGACGCTCATCGTGATCATCTGGCCAGGGCTACAATAAATTTTTGAGAAAAAAGCCGTCACAGGCAGAACTTTTTCTCAGGGCATCAGTCATAAGTAATGCCACTGCTTTTCTTTGATGTCCCCATTTTGTGGAGCCCATCAACCCCGCCACTTCGGTTCAAGGTTGATGGGTTTTTTGTTGCCTGAAAATAAAAATCATTAAATTCAAATAGTTGCAATAAAACGGTGATTGAGTTGGCGACAAAATGGCGACAGCGATAGTGCCCAATCATATTTGTTACAAATCTTGCTCGTCAGGTTCATATGCTAATTCCAGCTCCCCAAAATCCATCGACGTCGGACGCTCTATTACTTCCACATCTTCAACGGTCAAATCATCTATAGAACCTGACAAGTCTCCGGAGATTGTTATTAGTATTCTGGATGTATATGTTTCCTCGGCACGCTTGGTGATTGACCCCATGTAGACATGATCCTTATCGAATGAATCGTAAACTGATAGGGAGAAATCACCATCTGCGTAAAGTGAAATTTCTGCAAATGCTTCTAAAACAACCCAGTTTTCATCCTTGTCAATGACAGTGAAGTGATTATCTGTAAACTCAAAATCTTCAAATCCACCTGAGCATCCATCAGCCTCCCAGTACAAATATGAATCTGCCTCTTGTTCTGGTGCAAAACCGTCAAAGGTTGACTTAAGGTGTACAGCAACATCATGCAAGAATTTACCGGCCTGTCCTTCAGCAAGTGCTTTTTGTAAGTTATCAATTAGTTCATAAGGTGCGGTTTCTTCATTGAAGTGTGCTAAAGCCTTTGATAAGTCAGGTTCATAATGCAAATTCTCAGCATCAGCACAAAATCTCTGCCAATCGTCATCTCTTGCTACGGCAAGAACATTTTCACCATTCTCTTCAGCCCAAGCTTGGACGGCCATTAATGTGATCGCATCAGGAAACTCATTTTTTTTCTTCCCTGTATCTGCGAAAGGAGCTTCAGAAGAGAAATATCGTTCAAGTAGTTCAGGTACCGAAACGTAATCCCCAGTAGTCAAAACCTCCGCATCTGTTACGCCAACAAATCTGTCTAATCTACTCTTTCCTAATCCTTCAACTTCTCTGCCTTCAATCAATGTTCTTTTTGCGTCATTTAGTTCGCTTCCATCAAAAAAAAGATGATCGCCAGCCTCTTCGAAAGCTTTCTCAAGAGAGCCACGTGAAGTCCTGATTTTTCTTTCAAGATGATTTTTAACTTCGTTGTAAATTACATCCGGTATCAAAAACGTTGTCGGGGTTCGGCTGAACTGGGAAAGCTTACCCAGTAGTCCTTTCTCAAGCTTTAATCCGTACTGATCGTAGATACTTGTGTCTAACAAAATTGCGGTGAATTTTTCAGTCATATCGAATGCCTTAATGTAAGCTCTGCAAAGTAATCATCGGAAGAAAATCCACAACTAAAAAGCGACTACTAATGTGGCAAAAGTTTTCTTAAGTTCCAAGATTAAAATTAGATTTCGATGCAATTGTTAGTCGCTGGTTTTCATAAAATGCATGCAGTTTTTTTCAGTTTTCTATGTACCGCTCTGTTTTGCCTTGTACCGCCCCAGCTCTGGCTTCAGCTGCATCCCCACAGACCGAAGCGGAAGGCCAAAACGATCCTTTCGACACACACAAAATTTAAAATAATATTATTTCTCAATCACTTATACCATTACCAAGATCCTTTCCAGATCCATAAATGTGAAAAACACTGAAATTCTTTTCAATCTTTTCAGTTCTGGTTTTCCGCAAAGCCGCCAGCGCTGGCGCGGTCTGGCGGTCTGGTTTGCAGAAAAATAAAACTGAAAAATTTTTATGATCCAAAAACCGCAGGCGGGTGCGGTGTAGCGCCGTTTTCGTCTGAGAAAGATTTATTTTGTCAGGCTGTGGCGCAGCGTGTCGCCCGCTGCTGCAACGATCTAATTTTGGCATGGCGTGCGTTAAGCGAAGCTCGCGCGGCGTTCTGGCGCGTCTGGTGCGGTCTGGTGATGGGTACAAAAAAGCCCGCGTTACGCGGGCCGGATGGGGTGGGTTATTTAGCGATGACGGGAGAGTATTTCGCGTTAAGCGCGTCGGCCTTTGTCGCCACGCCCTCGATCGCGGCGGCGTTGGTTGGCGTGCCGATGGACGGGTGAGTATGGCCAGCCGTCAGCGTGGCCAGCTCGTTAATCACGTCAAGCGTGTCCAGCATCAGCTGGGTAACGTTGATTTGCTCAGACCCCAGCCAGACAACAGGCGCTATCAGCTGCTGCTGCACGGCGGCAACACTGCGCCGTATCGCGCCGACCTTCTCCACAAGGTCTTTGCCGGTTGTCGTGGTTTGAGTGCCGGTAATATCCACTGCATCATCACCGCTAATTACCGCCACGCGATTTGCGCCAGTGGCGACGGCATAATCACCGGTTACAACGTGCTGAACGGCACCGGCCGACAGCTGCGAGGTTCCGATCACCGTGGTTTTGTCGGTGGCCTTAACTATCGTTTCACGCGTGACCAGCTCGCGGCGCTCGGTGTCTGCCGTCACCTCCCTTGCCATTGAGCTATCGCGGATAACCTGATCGGTTTTTCGCTCCCAGTCACCGGCCTGGGTGACGCGCTGCGATACCTCGGCGCGCTGCTGTTGCAGCTGCTCGCCAGGCTTGAGATCGGGCAGGCTGGTGCCGTCCGGGTGACTCCCGCGTATAAACGGCTTATCCGGGCGCCCGCCGGTGAATCCCACCTCAACGAGCGTTCCCAGCGCCGGGAACTGGAACAGGCCGGAGTCATGACCCGCCATCGGCACGGGCAGCGGCACCGCTGAGTAAACCGGCGTTTTGCCGTCGTTTCCGCCGTCGGCGTCCAGCAGCTGAACGTCCACGGCGTAGCGCGGGCGAAACGGATCGGCGAAATTGCCGCTGCTGACCGGCTCGGTATGCGCCACGACCCGCCCCATTTTCGGCGTGTGCAGCCCGCTCGCCAGCTCCGGGTAATGCGCCTCAATCTGGCGCTGTAGCGGGGTTTTCTGAAGCGGCTCGCCGGTTTTCCTGTTGCGCGGCGTCCAGGTGGCGGTCATATCCGCATTTTGCAGATGAACGCGCGTCACGCGCTGGCCGTTCATCTCCACGCCGGGCCGCAGGCTCTGTACAACCGGCAGCGTCATGCTGTTGCCGCCGGCGGTACTTTTGGCAAATTCTGCGGGGATTTCGACATCGCGGCCGGCGAACATGGCACCGTCCGCGCCGCCCAGGTACAGCCCGCCGTCCGGCAGCGGATGCCAGATGTAATCCGGCACGCTGAATGCCTTCCCCAGCGCGTTCATCAGCTGAAAGCCGGTGCCGCTGTGGGTGAAGTGGGGGATCGGCGTCATAGCGTATGCGGCGTCGGGTATCTGAACCGCAATGCCGCTCTGTTCCGACAGCCAGCCGCCAATCTGCTTCAGCGTTGGATGCTGCATCGAGCACGGCCACAATTTATCGAATACGCCCGCCAGCTCCCGCACAAAAAGCCGCTGAAAGCCGTTTTCAGCGGGCTGGGAACGCTCAACGTACCCTGTAAACCAGCGCAGCAGCAAATCGGTATAGCCCACATCAACGCGCACAAGTTTCCCGGTGTAATCCTGATCCGTCTGCGCGGTGATAAATCCCCGGCCGCAGCCGTTCAGCTCCAGCACCAGATCGATGTCCGGGCAGTGAACCTGCTGCGTTGATAAATACACTCTCTGAATCGGCTTCACGCGTCACCCCAGCGCATCGTTTACCGGCTTGAGCACCTTGCGCTCGAACCACGTCAGCTTTTCGTCACTCTCTCCGGCGGCGGAAGTACCAGCGGCCCCGGCGCTTCCCGCGTTCGCATTTTGCTTTTTCGCCGTTGCCTTTCCGGCCGCGCGTTCTTCCCGCTTTTCCGGCACGCTGATAAATTCCGTCAGCGTGAACGTAACCAGCCAGGACATGCGCCCTTCCTGCTGCGGCGCGTCCAGGCTCCCGGTGAACGTGGCTTCACGAAAGCCCACCGCGCGCGCGGCATCGTGCGCAACGCGGTATTTCTGCCGCTGGCCATCGGCACCGGTGGCGCTGGCCAGTTCAAAAATGCGTTTCAGCACCTCCGGGGTCTTAAACGGCACTTCACCAGATACGCGCAGCTCTTTGCCCTTCGTTCCCTGCTCCGCCCGCGCGGTTGAACTGGTCTGCCCGGACTGCTCCTTATCCTGAAACTGCATTGTGAGCGTCACCCGCATATTTTTCAGCGGGATGCCCTCGCCGTTAAGCGCCAGCGTCGCTATCGAGTTCATGTATCAGCCCTCTGATCCCGTCCAGATTCTCCCCGACCATCATCACGGCGGCGCAGTGCACCGCCGATGCGGCCGGAATGTTCTTCATCATGCTGCGCAGCGTGGTGGTGATATCGCCCTGCGCGGTGAACGCCCAGGCGCGAGCGCTTTTCCCCTTCAGCGATTCCAGGCTACTGGCCACTTCGCTGAGAATATTGCCTCTTTCCTGGATAAAGTCCGCCAGTACCGCTTTTGCACTCTTCAGGCTGAACCCGGATGCTGCTTGCGTCTGCGCTTCCGCGACACGTTGTGCATTCAGCGCAGCACGGGTTGTCAGTGTTGAAAGTGGCATGGATGCCGGGAATGCCATTGCTGCGGCCGGGATCAGCATTTTTTCATGTTCCAGATCAGCCGCTGACTGAGCCAGGCGCTTAACCTGAATCAAACCCGGAAATGGCAATATGGCAGTGAACGCGCCCAGATTTTGCATAAAATCGTCATGGTTGTTTCCACACACCAGAAAGATGACGACCTCAGATGCCTGATTTACACCTGATAATATGCCGGAAAGATAATTGACGGCATTTCCCGGGCTCAGGTATGAGCCATTTTCAGTTTGCTGGCCAATGCCATAAATCCAGGGATGAGCGGCGACAACAGAGCAATCCAGTTGCGAAATATCCTCGCGAAAGGCAATGTCAGCATATATCCATTTCATTATCCGTTATTTTTCACCCACAAATTATCTTCTTCTCCTTCTGGTGTTTTATCAATCCATTCTGACATGAGGTTATCGGCAATAACCCCGATGATGCTCTTCCGGTCTGCCACAACCCCTTTATTTTTCAATGCAGCGTCGATATCAGAAAGAAAAAAATATTTAAGACCGTATTTGCTTTCCTCTGAAACCGCATCAATTGCAGACAACAAGTCCGGCAAAGAAATCTTACTCGCCATACATCCCCCGTAATTAATAATATTATGCTGCAATCCAGCAGCGACGCGCCGAGTTCCATATAAATTCATAAGCTCCGGGGTCGGATAACACAACTACAGAAAGCCCCCCACCGTCAGCGCCATAAATAGTCTGCTCTGCACTGGTTCTTATCGTATAACTGGCGGACTTTACGATTTTCTTGAACCTGATTTTAAACCCACTCACAACCGTACTGGCATCCGGGAGCGTAAAATACGCATCTTCAGATGACAGGCTGTAATATTCATAAGGCAGGTTTTTGACATCAAAAACCGCACCGGGATTTATCTCTTTATAAACGACTGTCTGCCCACCCAGTTCATCCAGATAAAGCTTTGTTCCGCTCCAGGAGATCCGCCTTGCCGGGTCGGTTACACCATCCCCAAGATACAGACCGGAAGCCGAAACGCCGTATCTGGGCTTACTTTCCCCACCCTGAATCACACCATAAGCAATAGCACTGGCATCCTGGACTTTTTGGGTTGTTGTTCTGGCTGAACTTCTCACCTCCACGCCATTATCTGACCAGGATACCCGGGCAGGGTAGTTCGACACTCCAATCGCAGCCGATTGCGACGACAGACCAGTCGCAACCGGATTGATCATATCATCTGACGCATCCCAGTTCGTTGATGAGCCGGTGGATGCTGCTGCAAAGATATAGGCCACACGTTTATTCTGAGAATCATCATAATTAAAATGACCATTGGCCATCGCTTTAAAAAGTCTGACTGAAGATGTTACCCTGATATTTGCATATCCATTTCGGATAACATCATCATCCGTTAAGGATTGCGAACCATTTGCAAAGAAAACATTTGATACCAGAACATGAGATTCTGTCCCACCCAGATTATCATAATGAATCCCGTCTTTTTTATTTGAGTTAATATGATTGCAGATCAGCTTACTGACAGTGGCCAGCGGCCCCATAACAATTCCCTTGCCCTGATTTTCATAAGACTCACAGTTAATCATCCTGACGGAATCGCAATTCAGATAGAGTCCGTCAGTCAGCGAACGGCCAAAGGAACAGTCAATAAACATCCAGTCAACTGCCGACAGGAGATAAACACACTGCTTTGCACATGAAAGAATACTGCTATAGCGCAGCATACCCATATTCCGGGATTTCTTTGCGTACAACCCGTACCCCGAAAAGCCAACAATAGTGGAATCACGCAACTGTACAGAAACGGAATAAGAATCAGACTGTTCAATATAAATCGCGTTCAGGGGTCCACTGACAGGGGCAACCGGATTCTTTAACGTGCCTCTGTCAGTCCAGTCCCCTGTAAGATTAATATTATCCAGGGTCGGGGCGGCATTCCCTTTACCAATGGCAATCAGGCTTCCCGGACTGCCGTCCGTGGCTTTCAGGATAGTTTTCGAGCGCTTTCCCTGTCCGCGCAATGTCACGGATTTACTGATGAGCAGACGCGTAATGTTATAGGTTCGGTTCTCAAACAGTACGGTTCCATCGCCCGCGGCATCAATGGCACGCTGCACAGAAATAGTGTCATCATAGCCATGAGAAGCATCATAGTATTTTTCCGGCGTTTCCCAGGAAATCACATCATTGACGGTGCCGGCATCATCAAGAAAAACATGCCTGGCTCCGCCTGGTTTTCTCAACTCCAGATATTCCAGAAGTTCCGTCGCCTCCTCTTTAGCCATCATCCCCCTGGAAAATTCGCTGGCACGGGCCAGTTTCATTTCGGCACGTTCATCAAAAAAAGGGAACGTGTTTTCTTCTGGCGTAATACCTGACAGTTCGGAAAGTGCATTGACCGGTCGCAGGTCGTTAACTGAACCATCAGCCATAATGTCAGCAATGGCAAATACATAGTGGAATTCATCACCATCAATATAATCGTTCAGTTCTGCCGCAACCCGAATCTGGCTGTATGCATCCCATGTGCTGGTTAACGTCCCCTGCCAGCAGAGATCAACCCACACCCTTGCAGGTTTGTCAGTAACAACAATATCCTGATTAAACAGTAACTCTGAGCGCAGGCCAGCAATGTAACCCGCGCCTTTATGGACGTAATACCCGGCTCCACTCCTGACAACCTGATAACCGTCACCAAAAAAAGCGGCCTGGCCGTAAATATCAATATTCTCTTTACGGATACGCTCATCCACACCATTCAGACGGGCAGTAAAATCAATCTGCCAGGTATCTGCCGGCGTGATAATTTGCGTTTGCTCTGACGCGCCGTTGTATTCCATCAAAAACGAGCGGGTCAGCACGTTACCCTGCTTGCTTGATGCGGTTCGAATCTTCTTTTGCGTTGGCGCGTGAACAATCATCGCCACCACCTGGCTTGCCTTGTTGAGCAGGCCCACCCAGTTAAATTCAAAGTCGCCCACGTCGGCGCCCATCACCACGGAATAGACCACGGCATTGTTATTTACCATGCCGGTTTTGCCGACAGCCTGGCGGTGAACAATCAGCGCCTCGTCCGGTAGACCTTCGCCGCGGTCAATGGGGCTGGTAATATCCAGATCAGGAACGTTGGCAAAAACGAACTCATCCAGCACGACGATGCCGCCGTTTGCGGCTTCCTGGGCTTTCAGCTGTTCAAAGGCGGAGGTGATCACCGTCTGGCTCATAAAAATTCCTACAGTTTTGCGCCAAACATGGCGTTATCGTTAGTTCCGTTGCTGGCAGGAAAACAGATGTATTCCCCGTCCAGGCGTTTTTCTCCGCCGATGTACTCCCCGGCGTGGTAGCAAATCAGCTCCCCGTCATTCCACCCGCCGTTGATGTACAGCTTCAGCGCCGACATAACCTCAAACTGGTAGCGCCGACAGGTGCGGCCGTACTGGCGAATAATCTGCATCATCAGGTCAGCGTTCTGCGCCAGCTGGCTGTCGGACACGCGGACAATAATCACGTCCCAGTCAATGCCCGGCTGGCGCTCCAGCAGTTCGACGTAGCCGATGCCCAGACGCTCAAAGATGGCAATAAACCCGGCGATAGACCCGGAGTCCGCCGCGTTTACAAACGCAAACGCCACGCGCTTTCTGAACAGGTACAGCGGCTCGCCGTTAAAGCGGGTTATGTCCCGGTCATAGGCCATCAGGCGCAAAATTGACTCGGAACAGGTCAGCGGATCGAACTGGTTCACCGGCCAGGTTATCCACTGCCAGACCAGCGTCCAGTATCTGCGGGCCGTTGCCAGCAGCCTGTGCGGCTCGCCTTTATCCATCCAGGAGGGCAGCACCAGCCCGGCCAGCTTTTTATCAAAATCAGTCATGTTCAATACTCACTGTCAGGCTTGCCAGGCGCGGCACGTTCAGTTCGCTGACGATATCGCCCAGAGAGAACGTGACGGAATCCACAGCCGAAAACGTCCGGTGTATTTCCCGCCCCAGACTGGAGAAACTGAAACGTCCATACGGCCAGGTCTTTTTCACGTCAAAGTCCGTATTTTCCCTAAACGCGCAGCGCACCAGATTTTCTACGCCGGACAGCAGCGCCTCGCGCTCGTCCGGCCGCATGTTGTCCGGGTCTGGCAGATACAGCACTACGTCCAGATCGTGGCGGGTTTCCGGTATGGCAAAACACTGCATATCATCGCCGTGGCCGTGGTGGCCCTGGGTGTTGATGTAGTCATTCACCGCTGCCACGAACGGATCGGAGATCACCCCGCTGTCGAGCAGCAAAAAGGCGTTAGCTGTGCCCGGCCCGCGCGGCGCGTCATGCTCAAAATAAATCCTGTCGATGCTCAGCCCGGCAATACCCGCAATCATTGAGCGGTACACGGCGTCGGTATGATAGTTGCCGACCAGATTGAACTGGTTCCGGCAGCGCTCGCGCAGATCGTCGTCGCTCTCTTCGTCCGCACCCGGCGTGGTCAGCCAGTTTTCCTCACTCACCACGTGGCTGATACCCGACACTGCTACCGGCAGAATGCGGTAGTAGCCCGGCGCGAGGTTGTACGCGCCTCCCGTCCCTTCCGCCCTTACCGGCACCAGGGCGCTCGCAGTGCCTGCGGCGATGGTGAAATCCTCCGTGACCGCCAGGCGGTACACGGTGCCGTTAATGCGCTCGGTCTGCACAAGCGTTCCCGCCTTGACGGTGACGGCTGCGGCCGGCGACGACTTGTAAAAGCGGATATCCCCCTGTGCCGCCGTGGCCGGCTTCACGGTGATGTTTACCGCCCAGGCCAGCAGGCGCAGCATCTGCCCCGATGCCGTGGCCACAAACATGTTTGCCAGCACGGTATTAATCAGCACATCGCGCAGCCACATCACCGGCGCCGTAACGATGGCGGTGATCAACCGCCAGAACGGCGACATGCGCGACGTATTGGTGATGATCCCCTCTTCGGCAGCGATGGCGTTGAAGCGGCTGCGGGCCTCGTCGGCTGTTGCCGGCATACCGCTTTCATTGACCAGGGCGGCAAAATCTACCTGCGGCTTTTCGGTCATAAATCCACCCTCAGAGACAGCGGCCCAAAATCGTAGGTATCTGCCGTCACCCACAGGCGCGACAGCGTTTCGTCGGTAATTGATACCGTGCCGGGGATCAGGCGCTCGTCGTCTTCAATCAGCAGCTCCATGCGCGTGAAAATATCGGCGCGCAAAGTTGGGCTGCGCTCGGCAATTAATTCCGTTGCCAGGCCGCTCTCAATAATGCTGTGAACCACGTCCTGCCCCACGCTCTGGCGATTATTGCACAAAACAGGCTCGCTGCCGGTATTCAGGACAAAATCATCACCCTCAATCAGCAGATCGATATACAGCAATTCACTCATAGACCCATCTCCTGCCATTCCTGCAATTTGCCCGGCGTAAACGGCTCCTGCGGATAAATATTCACGGTGCCGATACTGTTGCCGCGCCTGTCCACTTTATTACTGCTGCTGTTATTAATAGTTCGACTAATACCGCCCGGCTCTACGTTTCGCAGCTGTCCGCCCGTCGATATTTTATTTTCTGCAACCGGCGGCGTTGTCGTTGTCGTACTGATATTTACGCCGGGGATCATGTTTAACTTATCGACAATCCAGTTCCACGATGCGCTAAAGCTATTTTTAATAGCCAGCCAAATGCCGTCGAATAATTTCATTATCCCGGAGGCCATGCCGCTTAATGCATCCAGCGGAGAAAATCCCGTCAGCAGCGCGATAAAGTTATTCCAGCCCTCGGATATATATCCCCAGGCGGAGGCGAAAATATTGGCCAGCCACTCGACAACCTGCGCCACGATCTTAAACGCGGCAGTGTCCATGACCGCGGACTTAACAGTATCCCAGTGCTTAACCAGCATGTAGCACCCTGCTGCCAGCAATGCGATTGCGCCAATTACGAGCAGCACCGGCCAGCTCATGAAGTTGATCGCCGCGCCCGTCAGCATCGCCGCCGTGCGGACTACGGTCAGCGCCACGCTGGCCACCTTTAACGCGGCACCCCATCCGGTCAGGATGAACGCGGAAAGCCCCATGATGATATTGAGCAATGCGCCCGATGCTGCAAAGCTCAGCACCGCCATTGCAACCCATCCCACAACGCGGGCGATGTTGGGGAACATGCTCATCCAGCGGGCGAAGGTCTGCCCCATTCGCGCGGCCCAGTCCAGCAACGGATTGAGCACCGGGATCAGCGTCAGCCCGATCGCTATCTGCACGGCGCGGATGATGGCCATAAATCTGTCCATCGGCTTAACCAGCTTTGCCGCCGCCTCCTGGGTACGCTTCAGCCCGTCCGCGCCGCCCAGCTCTGTGATATTGCGCTGGAGTACGGCCACATTGCCGTAAAGCTGCTTCACTACCGCCGAACTGTCTCCAAATGCGTCGTCCAGCTCTTTCTGCGCCTTAAGGTTCCCCTCGATACTCTGCCCGTATTTCCCCTGTAACTTCGTGAGAATGTCCGGCATCGACAGCATCTTCCCGGCGGTATCGGTAAAAGACAGCCCCAGCTTTTTGCCGCCCTCGATAGCTGAGGTCATAAAGCCCTCGTAGGCGCTGCTTGCCTCGGTTCCCAGGGTTCTGCTCAGCTCGCCCATTACGGCCAGCTGCTCATTCATGCCCACGCCATAGTTGGTGCCGGCACCGCGCGCGCCCTCCATCATGTCCTTAACCATTCCCAGCTCAAGCCCGAAGCGCTGGCGCATCAGCGTCATTTTCCCGGCCAGCTGCTCGGCAAACTGCACCTTGCCCAGCGAATCCGCATCCGTTCGGAAGTTGGCGAACATCTGGCGCATAAACTCCGCCGTTTCTGCGGTAGACGACTGCATCTCAAACGCCATCAGGTTCGCGACTTTGGTCACTTTCGGCAGCTCCTGCCCGGTCAATCCGGCGATGGCGCTGTTAATCTCCGCCGTTGAACTGACAAAATCCGTGGCCACCGTGCCGTAAGTGGTGCTGAACGCGAGCGCATCGCGCTGGATAGTTTTCAGCGTGCCGGAGTCAATGCCCCTGGCGGACTGCTCCTGTAGCGCGTTGAACATATCGAACGCTGGCGCAAGCGCGCCGCCGATGGACTGCCCGACGGCATACAGGGCCGCACCACCGATGCCGATGCGCTTAAACGCCTGGGCAGATTTATCAGCAAACTGAACAGCCGAATTTTGAGCAGCCTTGAGGGGACGCGTAAATTTATCAATCAGGCTTAACGTAAAATCCAGGCTGTTCATTAATTACCCTTAAATGCCGTTCCTATGCCGTTGGCAACCGCAATACTCATATATTCCCAGTAGCGATTATCCAGCCACATTGCCGCCGCGATATCATCCGGCGAATCTTCCCCGTGCGGTAAATAGTGGCGGCGTAAAATATAATATTGCTCTAACCCGTTCTGATTAATCGCGGTAATCCGGGCGGTTAGTTTTTTGCGATAATATCCAGCTCAGGCGCAAAGCGCTTATTTACTTCGTTGACCAGCTGTAACGCGGCGCCCGGCAGCTTTAAAATTTCCGTCAGGTTGTCTTTGGTTTCCGCCGTTACAATGCGCATCAGATAGTTGTGCGCCGGGGATACTTTATTATCCATCGACATATCGTTAATTAATTTATTGTAGGCGGCAATATTCGGATCAAAAGCGATATCCTTCCCCGCCACGGTCAGTTCAATAATTTTATTTTCCATGCTTTATTTCCTCTCTTAAATTAATTTCATCGACCAGCTGGTTATGGCGGGCAGCACACTGCCCGTAAAGGTCGAGATAAATCGTTAATAGCTCTGCGGCATCCCTGCCCGTTGCACCTGCCAGCCTCGGCAGGCTCACTTTGCACTTAGTTTTCAGGTTTTCCTGAAAGCGCCCGCTCGGTGCCGGCGGCGGCGTCGTTGTACATGCGGACAAACTCATCAGACATACAGCGGTGAGTGAACACCGGCTTAACCACTTCGGTGCGGATCTCACGCGGTGGCGCATTTTTCAAAGCCTCCAGTTGCTCTTCAAGCCTTCGCCCTGACTGGCTTGCGGCGTTCGCCAGGCGATCGCCGGTCGCTGCCGCCGCCCTGCTGATTGCCAGCGCCGTACTGTCGTGCTGCCAGGTGGCAACTTTCCAGCCCCCGGCAAACGCCAGGACACACAGCAGCAGCACACCCGCAATCAGTTTTTCCATCAACGCACCCCGTTATGCTCCATGCTAAAGTGATTGCCGTCCGGGTTGGTTTTGAAACGACCGCCCCAGCTGCCGCCCAGCGTTTCCCAGTATTCGCCCAGCGGCCGGTAGTCCTCGGTGCGGGTTTTATACTGCCCGTTGACGAACAGGTTAAAATCCACGGCCAGGCGCAGGGTGTGCAGGCTGTTGGAAATCCCGCTGCCCTTTTTCGCATTCAGCGCCGACTGCTCCGGCGTGCGGTACGCCTCGCCAAACGTCAGGCGGTAGCCGTGTTCGTCTGCCCAGTGGATCAGATTGGCCACCATCACCACAAACAGCTGTTGTTTTTCGCTCAGCGTCATTTCCCGACTCCCTTACCCAAATCAAAGCCTTTTTTACGCAGCCACACTTCCACGCCGTTCAGACCCGCAATACCCAGCGCAGAACCAATCCCGGCCAGCGCCAGCGGGTGGATATCCGGCACAAAGTACAGCGCGACGCCTGCGGCCAGCGACAGCGCGCTGCCTACGATTACGCGCCCCATGATCAGACGGGCCGTGATTGGCTCGTTGCTGGTCAACATCTTGCCCAGCGCGATCAGCGCACCCATGATGGCCAGCGTGATAAACCCCTTTTCGTACTCCTGCATTGATTCCCCTTATGACGCGATCAGGCTCTGCGTGGTTTCCGGCTCCAGATACGGAATGCCGTCAATGTTGATAAAGCGCGGGTCGGTGACCAAAACTTTCACCTTACGGGTGGACAGCGCCCCGCCCTTCGGATCGAGGTCGAGGATGCTGCTCAGCACCAGCTTGACGCCGAACGCCTCAATTTTGGCCTCTTCCTCGCCGGCCTTGCCGTAAAAGAGCATGTCCGCGACGGGAATTCCGCGCCACGACCCCGCAGAACTGGCCTGCGCTTTAAGAGTGGCCAGCGCCTTGATTGATAGCTCAATCTCACCCTCGGCCGACACGTCGCCGTCCACGTAGCCGTCCGGCACGCCCTTCGTCTGCGCCAGCGCGGTGTTATCCGTGATATCCAGCGTCAGCTTTTCAACGTGGATCAGATCCGTTCCCCAGTAGGCGTCAAACGACGCCCCCGAAATGCGCTTGCTCATGCACCCCCCTCAAGGCTGGCATCCAGCATCAGATTGATGGTGATTTCCAGCGGCATCTCATACGGACGGATCACCACATAAACCTCCACTTTTTTGCGCGTCTTCCAGACAATGGTCACATCGCCGTCCTTCGGTGATTTAACCTCGCCGGGAAACTGCACCCCGTTAATCTCGCTGGACTTCGACATCTCGCGCAGCGGCCGGGCGAAATACAGCTGGTTCGCGGCGATGCTGCCCGGCGTGCTGTTCAGCGCCCTGTCGGCAATTTTTGCAATCGCCAGCAGGCGCACGCGGCGGGCCACTTTATCGACGATGCGCACCGTTTCCAGCGACTGATAATCACCGCCCTCGGCGTCCAGCGTGCGGCAGTCAGACCAGTAATACCCGTCATAGTCCGCGTACCACATCGGCACGCTGAATCGCTGGGCCTCCAGCGCCTGGAGCGTAGCCAGCTGGAGCGCCACGCCGTCGCCGTCCACCGGCAGGGCATCGCTGCCCATGCTGACCAGCGGGCCGGTTTTCACCCGCGCCGGGCTGTCGGCAATGGTCACCGCGCGATTGCACAGGCGTCCGGCCAGCACGCCCGGCTCGTTGCCCCACAGCACCGGCACCAGGCACACGGATTTTTCAGAAATACCCGCCTGGAGCGCCGTCAGGCGCACCAGATAGTCGGCCTGGGCTTCATCTGTCTGCATCTCCTGCACGGCCAGGATGAACCACACCCAGCGGCCATACTTCGCGATCAGGGTGCTGCGCAACGCCGCCGCTTCGTTAATTGCCGCCTTCTCGGCGATGGCATCACAAAGCACCACCCCCTCAACAGACGCTACCTGCTGCGCGTCCTGCACCGCGTCAGTCCACTTCTCCGCATCTGTCAGTACACGCACAAACGCCCACCAGTTTTGCCCGGCATTATCGCGGGCTGCTGACAGCTGACGTTTCAGGTCGCTGTCTGCTTCACCCAGCAGTACATCCAGATCGCTCTGGCTGTTCACCGGCAGCGTTTTGCCGGTATTCACCATTCCCCGGCCTACAAACAGCGCGACGCGCTCCACTTCCGTGGTTTCGCCCTGCTGCTGATTAAGCTGGTTCACTCCAACGTTAGGCCACGCCATTTCGTCCCCTTATATCCTGTGCTCTTACGTCCCAGCCGAAGCCGATCCCCTGAAGCTGACGGGCCAGCGCCTGGCTGAAATCCTCGTCGCTCATACCCAAAAACTCACGCGCCGGCAGATCAATTGTCCAGCTGTCCTTAACAGCCTTACCCGACAGCTTGCGGATCAGCAGTCCGGCCTGGTCATACGGCATCGTCGCCAGAAGCGACTTTGCTGTTGGCTTGCGCCAGCGCTTTCCCCGCCTTACCCGGTAGCCCAGCGCCCGCAGGCGCTTAACCTGCGCGGGCGTTGCCATCTGCCCTGCCCGACCGCCGCGCCTGACGCTGCTGCGGTTTACCCTGACGCTCATCCCGTTCTGCTGGCTGTAGGCCACTACGCCTGCCGGCACATTTCCCGCAGCGCCTCGATAGCCACCGCCCTGGAGATAAACCCGCACCGCGCTGATTTCCGGCATGTCCCGAATGTGCAGCAGCTTCGGAAGATTGCGCAGCATCTTGCCTTTGCGCTTCGTTTTGCGCGCTGTCCAGGCTTCCCCGTCCGGACTGGCCTGATTGCGCACGTTGCGTTTTGCCGCGGCAATCAGCCCGTATTTCGCCAGACGCCACAGCAGGCGCTGCCGCTTGGCTTTTGGCAGGTCTGCGCGGGCCAGCGTCCTGCGCAGTTCCGCCAGCTGGGATTTATTCAGCTCGCCGCCGACAATCATCAGGCCTCTCCCACCGGCGCGCCGGTGCCGTCAGCACCGAAAATCACCGCGCTAAACGCCGTCCAGACCTCCGGGTCTGCCAACCGCCAGCGCTGCCCCTGCCAGGGAATTGCCCCGTTTTCATCAGGCACAACAACCAGTTCTTCCACCATCGGGACACTGACGATCACCGTTGCCGTTTCCTCGGTGTCCACAGATACGTCCCAGTCGGGATCGGCCTCGTTAATCCCCAGTTCGTCGAACAGCTCGCGGTCTGTATCGTCAAGCCACGCTGCCATCAGCGAAAACAGCAGGCGCGGATCGCAAATCCGGTACGGGAATCTCTCCCAGGAAAGCACAGCGCTGTAGCGAATAACCGCCTGCCTGTACTGCCCCAGCCCTAAATCTTTTGCCGCAGGGATGAACTGCATTTCGTCCATCACGCTGGTAAAGCCGCCCATTGCGCGGGTCGGTACGTTTCTCTTAAAAAATTCCGTCAGGCTTTCAAGCTGCGTCTGGCTCATACTTTTTTCACCGTGGCCCTCTTCAACCCCTTCATTCTGCGAATAACCACCGACGCCTCAGCCAGTAGCCCGGCGCGCGTCTCCGCGCTTTCCTGCCCCGGATGCGTTTCACGCCGTCCGATGGTGGCAAACTCGCCCAGTAAATCGGCCTTACCGCGCGCAAACACCGCTTTGGTGTACTGGGCGCAAAGTCCATTCAGGCCGCTCATCGTGACGCCCGGCACCGCCGCCGCCGTCGCATGGCCCTTTGCCTGCCATCCGGCCTGCACCGCCTCCAGCTCCGCGTTAACCTCCATGACCGCGGTCAGCAGCGCCTGGGCGACCGTCTCCGCATCAATGTCCGGCGGCAGCGAGCGCTGGGCCTGAAAATCCTTGAGGTTCAAATCCGGCCAGAATCCGTTATTGCTCAGCTGCGCATCCTGGTAATCGATCGGGTTGCCACTGAACATAAATCCTCCGTAAAAAGACGGGCAGACCGGTTTCCACGGCGCAAATACGCCTCAGCGATTTGCCCTCCACCGCGCCCGTCTGGCGGTTGGTAGTCGTCAGCCTTGCGTCAACTTGCGCAGGCGTGCGGCGATGGTCTGCCGGGCTGTTTTCACGCCGATTTTGAAATAGTGCTTTTCCGCGATGGCCAGCAGGCGATCGGCTTTTTCCAGGGTGTCGATATCGTCCACACCCGCCGCCGTCTTCTGCCCGTCTTCATTGCGCAGCAGCTCCAGCCCGGCAAATTTGAACCACTTTGCCGTCACCTGCTCATGCAGCCGCCAGGTGTTTGCCACGCGCTCAAAGACGCGCGAAAAATACGGCTCGACGCTCTCCCCGCGCCCTGCAGACTCTTCCGCCCACGCCAGCATCGTATCGGCCACGAACGTGGGGAAGTTGCTGCGCAGGCGGTCTGGCGTGGCCTGCTGTTGGCTGATTGCAATATCAGCCCAGTCCAGCGCCTTATCCAGCGCGCCCACGTCAAAGAGCCAGATAACGCACCAGGCAAAAACCGGATTGGCGTAAACCTGGCCTCCGGCCAGATACGCCTCAACGGTGGGCGCCCATTTGGGCAGCAGCACGTCCCGCTTAAACTCAATACGATCGGGAATAAACTGGATGCTGCGCGCCTGATTGACATCCTTTTCCAGCTCCAGCACCAGAATGTGCATGCTGTCGCTGCTGTTCACGGCCCGGCTGCGCTGTAGCTGACGCTGGGTCTCGATGCGCTGGTTATGACGCTGTGCGGGAGAGAGTGCCATTTTTAACCCTCCGGCTGTTCCGGCACCTTGCCGATGGTCACTGCTGACTCATCGATCGCGGCGTAAAGCTCCGGCACCTCAACGGCATAACCCTCGTTGCGCAGATATTTGTTTTCAAACTGCTTACGGTCTTCAACAAACTCGGCTTTACGCATACGGGTGCCGCGCTGGGTGTAGATGTGCAGGTTACTGAGCGGCGTCACCACCATGCGCTTGCCCGGCATAAACGGCGGGATGATGGCTTTGCGGCCCGCGATGGTGTTACCCAGCAGCTGCGCGGCAATTTTTTCAGTCGGGCGGTCTGCCGCCTGATACAGTCGGTACTGTTCCGCCGCCACCAGGTCTGCGCCAACCAGCACCACCAGGCGCGGGTCATTACGGAACTGCGCCGGAATTTTGGCGTTAATCAGGTCGGAAGCCATCGCATCCAGCGATTTGTAATCACCGGCCACGTCCAGCACAACCGGGTCAGTCATGATCTGATTACCGTCGAGCAGCGTTTTCATACGCTCATGCCAGCCGATGTTCACGTCCTCACCATTGGGGTTCGCCGTTGGATCGGTGGTTTTGGCGCGGGTCTTACCGTTAAATCCAATACGCAGCATATCCAGCGCGAATGCCTGGGTAGAGAAAGTCTGAACCAGGTTATAAAACTCATTTTCGTCACTGCCGGCGTTAGCCCAGACTGAAAGCAGATTCCACAGCAGCGCGGCGCAGCTGTCAGTTTCAACCAGGGAATAGTCGTTACCGTCCACACCTACGCGGCGAACGAAACGGCCCGCCTCGCTGCGGCCGGTGTGCAGCTGAGATGCGCCCACGGAAATTACCTGTCCACTCAGCTGGTCAACGTCCATGCAGGTGATCATGTTCAGGAACTCCACAGACTCCAGCAGCGCCAGACGTAGTGAATTTTCCTGCGGGTCATTCAGGGCAAAATAGCGGCTGGTATCACGGGCGCCGAACTGCTGCGCCATGCCCGCTGAATATTTGTCCAGCAACTCCCGCGCACGGTTATTAAGGTGCATAAAACTCCCTCGCAATTAAGCGATAATAAAATTGTTTCTGAATTACTCTCGCGGCGAATAATTACAGGAAATTAAACTTCCCTGCTTTGCCTGGGATCTGACGCTGTTTATGCTGGCCTTTGTTACCCAGCGCGGTGAAGCGGGTAACTATCTCTTTAGCATTATCGCGAATAACGGCAAACTCTTCCGTGTCCACTGCGTCGGAAATAGTATCTACATCACTTTGCACGGAATTAAGCTGCGTTTCGATAGCGCCCACGCGCGCTTCCAGATCATTTAACGCGCTGGCCAGCGCCTGCACTTTATCGTCACCTGCTGGCGCATCTTCTGCCGGCGCTTCTTCTTCAAATTTCGGCTTAAGGCCAAAAAGTTTTTGCCAGTTCTTCATCAGTCCATCCTGTTTAATTTTGCCATCATGAGAAATTACACCGCTGTAATATCCCAGCTTGTTCAATCGACGGCGGCTAAATCGCAGCCTCGTCGTGCCGGTGCTGGCTGGATTATCGGTAACCGCCAGCCCCATCAGATAAGTACGCTCTCCACCGCGCCAGTTCAGTTCCGGCTCAACGGAGAAATAAAGCAGCTGGCCGTCGTCGTTTGCGTAGATAAGCCGCTTATTAGGTCGAATGCTGACAAACAGCCTTGCCAGACCGTCTTCACCGTCTTGCCACTGCGCTTCAAGCACTTCACCAAAATTGCCATATTCACGCTCGTGCTCAGGCCAAAGCAACGCGGCGTAGTGCTGGGCGTTGTAGGTTTCTCCCATGTCAATGATCCACTGGCGCTCGATTACCCGCCCGTCAACCGTATCTCCCTCCGTCGCGACGCACAGCCAGCCAGTTTTTAAATGCGACACATATTTCCTCCCCTGCCGATTTAATGAATCCCCTGCTGCGAGATGAATTATTGCGAAATAAACTGCATACCGCATTACGCTAAATTCTGGTTAATTCGGATAACGGGTTATTCCCGAACGCCACCGAATATCCGCCGCCGTTTTTAATTACGGCCACGGCATAATTAGGCCTATGGCTAAATACTCAGACGAATTAAAAGGCGTTGCACGCGCGCTGTACCTGCGCCGCTATACGCCAAAGGAAATTGCATCAGAATTAAATCTGCCGAACGCGCGGATCGTTTACTACTGGGCGCAAAAGGACGGCTGGGCAGACCTGCTCAGTATCGAAAGCACGGAAGACGCCATAGAGCGCCGCTACCAGCTGCTTGCCAGCCGCGACGGCAAGACCGACACCGACCTGAAAGAAATGGACATGCTCATCGCTCACGCCACCAAGCTGCGGGCGCAGAGTAACAAGCACAAAGAGAAACTGGCGGAACGCCATGGCGCCTGTGCGGACTATACCGACGACAGCGGCGACGGCGAGCAGCGCAAAAAGCGAAAATATAAAAAGAACGATATTTCGTCGCTCACCCAGGAAGACTTCGACACCTGGGCCGGAGAGCATCTTTTCGACTATCAGCAACACCTGCGCGCGAACATCGGGCAGCAGGTGCGCAATATACTCAAAAGCCGCCAAATCGGCGCGACCTGGTACTTTGCATTTGAGGCATTCGAAAACGCCGTAATGACCGGCGATCCGCAGATTTTTCTTTCGGCGTCGAAGCCGCAGGCGGAGGTGTTCCGCTCTTACATCGTCAACATCGCAGAGCAGTATTTCGGCATCACGCTGACCGGCAACCCGATCCGGCTCAGCAACGGCGCAGAGCTGCGCTTTCTGTCCACCAACAAAAACACGGCGCAGTCCTACAGTGGCCACCTGTACTGCGATGAATATTTTTGGGTGCCGAACTTCGCCAAACTGAACGAGGTGGCCAGTGCAATGGCCACGCACGACAAGTGGCGAACGACTTACTTTTCCACGCCCTCCGCCAAAACGCACCAGGCGTATCCGTTCTGGACGGGCGAGGAATGGAAGAAAGGCAGTAAGAAACGCGCCGCCGTTAAGTTCCCCTCGTTTGACGAAATGCGCGACGGCGGGCGCATCTGCCCCGATGGCCAGTGGCGCTACGTCATCACGATGGAAGATGCAATCGCTGGCGGCTTTAACCTGGCCAACATTGAGAGGCTGCGTAACCGTTACAACGATACTGTCTTCAACATGCTCTACATGTGTGTGTTCGTTGACAGCAAAGACAGCGTTTTCAGCTTTTCAGACCTGGAGGCGTGCGCCGTTGATGTTGACGCCTGGCAGGATCACGACCCGAAAGCCGCGCGACCATTTGGCGACAGGCGCGTGTGGGGCGGATTCGACCCTGCCCGCAGCGGCGACCTGTCCTGTTTTGTGATACTGGCTCCGCCAGAGCTGGCCGCAGAAAAATTCCGCGTGCTGGCCGTCTTTAACTGGCGCGGCATGAACTTCCGCTGGCAGGCCCAGCAGATAGAGACGCTGTTTAAGCGCTACAACTTTACCTACCTGGGGATCGACGTGACCGGCATCGGCCAGGGCGTCTTTGACAACATCCAGCATTTTGCCATGCGCGTGGCCGTTCCCATTCGCTACGACATGAGCACCAAAAACCAGCTGGTACTTAAAGCCGCGGACGTGGTGGAAAGTCAGCGCATTGAGTGGGACAAAGAGCTGAAGGAAATCCCGGCCAGCTTTATGGCTATCCGGCGCACAACCACCCAAAGCGGCAACGCCATGACGTTTGTCGCAGATCGCAGCCCGGAGACGGGGCACGCAGAATCATTCTGGGCGATTACCCACGCACTGCATAACGAACCGCTGAACTACGAAAATAAACCTAAATCCCGATGGGGAGTGAAGAAAGCAGCATGACGAAAAAACGATATTCCGCCCGCAATAATCGCGGCAATAAAGCTAAGAAAATGAGCATTATCAGTTTTGGCAAGCCCGAGCCGGTGCTAACTACCGGCACCGATTACCGGGAAATCTGGTATGACAACGCTGCCGACCACTACACCCAGCCGATTGACCGCCTGGCGCTGGCGCAGCTGATAAACCTCAACGGCCAGCACGGCGGCATCCTGCACGCCCGCAAAAATATGGTTATCTCCGACTATCAGGGCGGCGGGTTGACGCATGATGAAATGGACGCCGCCGTGTTCGACTTTCTGACGTTCGGCGACCTGGCTATCGCCAAAATCCGCAACGGCTGGAGCGACGTTATCGACCTGGTTCCGCTGCCCGGCCTGTATATGCGCCGGCGCAAGATTCGCGAGAACGCGCAGCCGGTTCCCGGCGACTACGTGGTATTGCAGGAGGGGGAACCGCTCGTTTTCCCGGAAGAGGACGTGATTTTCGTCAGAATGTACGACCCGCAACAGCACATATATGGCCTGCCGGACTATATCGGCGGCGTACATTCTGCGCTGCTGAACAGTGAGGCCGTCATTTTCCGCCGCCGCTACTACCACAACGGCGCCCATACGGGCGGTATCCTGTATACCCGAGACCCCAGCATGACGGATGAAATGGAAGAGGAAATCGAGCAGCAGCTGCGGGACAGCAAGGGGATCGGCAACTTCTCCACCATCCTGGTGAATATCCCCGGTGGCGACGGTGACGCTATTAAATTCATTGAGATGGGCGACATATCTGCAAAAGACGAGTTCGCCAATGTAAAGAATATCAGCGCCCAGGACATTTTAAACGCGCATAGATTCCCGGCAGGACTCGCGGGCATCGTCCCGCAGAACGCCGCTGGGCTCGGCGACCCTGAAAAAATTGAAAGCACCTACAAGCGCAGCGAGGTGCGCCCGGTTCAGCGCCGGCTGGCAAGAGCCATTAAAGACGATCCCGACGTGCCGCCCCACCTGCACCTGATTTTTTCAGATGAAACAACGGATAAGGGTGCGGCATGAGGCAAAAAAGGCTAAAATCCAGGCATATTTTTAATGCCGGAGAGTGGAATATGCGCGTGCTGAAAATTGAATGCCCTGAATGCGGCTCGAAAGCGGTGATCCGCAAGACAAACCGGAAACACAGGCAGATAGCCGATATTTATTGTGCCTGCGCTGACGTCGAGTGTGGTCACACTTTTGTAATGAATTTGACGTTTTCCCACACTCTCAGCCCTAGCGCTAAAACAGGCGATATGATGGTTCAGGCGCTGCTTAACAGCATGTCACCTGTTCAGAAACAACTGGCTTTCGACCTGTTAAAAGGCACGTCCACCGCATGAAGCGCCCCCAGGCCTGGGGGCTTTACATTCAATCCTATCTACTCGCCCAACTAATTCCGTAGTCAATTCATCAAGCCAGTCCAGCGCCACATTCTTTTCATCTGATGAGCAGTTGCTTTTTGCCACCAGTTTGGTGAATAAGGCAATTCGCTGAAGCGCGATAGTTTCAAAAAACAAGTCCTGCATTGTAGTTCTCCCATGCGTACTACTGTATAGGTATACAGTAAATTAAAGCACATTCTGTGAATTGAAAACAACAGCATGAAAAAAACGGTAAAACGCATGATCTAACTCAAGCCTCACGCCCAGCCCGGCCACTGCTGACTATTCGGGTCACGCTGTTTCTCCTGGAGGCGCCCATTTCCTAAAATCAGTGTCCCATTGCCATACATCAGCCCGCTGCCGCGAGTGAGTATGCCTATTTCTTCGTCAGAACCGACAAACCCCCGTCGGTTTAACTCCTGCTTTAATCGCCGGTGGGATTTACCCCCCGTACAGTTATTGACAGAACTCCTAGGCGGCGCATTCGCGCCGCTAACAGCTGCCGCCTGATCGGCGGCTAACTTCGGAACAATCTTCCACTTTGTAATCCGGGTTAAAATGGGCACATCCATGCCAACGGCAGGAGAGAAAACCCCCTTAACCCGCACAATTTCTTCACCATATGCGTTAAATTCCGGGCTGGTTTCATACCATGTGCGTGCGATCAGCTCATCCCGTCTTACGAATGGTCCGCCCTGCTCATTGATATATTTCGCCCAGTCTCCGCTGTCAGCAGCATCATGTACCGCAGCAAATTCAACGCTTAACCCCATCGCGGTATCGTGATCAGCCATCCTGCGCAATTCGCGCCATACCGTGACCGGCGCACCACCTACGAACTGAAACTGGCGGATACGCCAGCATGATGCCCATGCAGCAGCTGCGGCGGCGGCTTCTTTCATTGGCTTGCCGCTTTCGTCGTCCAGTTCATCATCCAGCGCATAGCCATCAATATTTTTTGATATGTATTTGGCTACATAACCGGTTGCCGACCCTTTTTCCGGATCGATACTTTCAGCATGAAAGCGTGCCTTTCTGGCTTTATCGGTGATCAGCTCGCCATGGTCTTCATCCATCGCATAATCACGCAGAATGCCGCGCACCTGTTCAACTTCTTCAGGACGCATAAATAGCAACATGTGCCAGTGTGGTGTGCCATCGTGATGCGGCTCCGCAACCCTGATTCCGAACACGCGCAAGTCTTCCCGGTGAAGCTTTGCCCTGATCCGTCCCCAGATTTTACGCAGATATCCCTGGGTATCAGCCGGACTGCTGCCATTCCATTTACGGTTGCGGTGGCCATGAATAGTAGTCGCGTGATATTTAGACGGCGCAGTGATGGTGTAAAACTCCCCAACATACCCCAGCTCATTACAAACGTTTTCAAATCCACGAATACGCACCATCATTTCTGTACGGCGAATCGCGGGATTGGCCACGCTTCCCCAGTACTTATCAATCAGGCTAATCCGGTTGCCGAATTCATCCTCAAGCTCCATCGACTTCAGGAATTCCCGCGTGCGGCGCTTCTGCTCCTTCCAGTCACGGATAAGCTGTTTGCTGGCGTAAGTGCTGACCTTTTTGCTGACATGATTCAGGGCAATATGCAAATGCTCGCGCCACTCTGACGCATGGCGGCGCAGGCGAAGCGCCCACCACCGGTCAGACATCATTTTGGCAAGAGAAGCGGCGGCTTTTGGCTCCTCGAAGCAACGACGCATTAACTTTTCATAATCCGGCGCAGACTGGCGGAATGCATGAGTAATGGCAGCAGCACGGACATAAAGTGCATGCAGCAACTTAAGCGCACCGGCATCCGGCATTTCATCGTTTATGCTACTGAGTTCCATTGTAATGAACGTCGAAACATCCTGCGCCAGCAGGTCAATATCCTCTTTCGACATATCAGGCAGGTGGTTGAAGCGGTACATAAGGCGCACGGTATCGGCGGTCATTTTGCCGATGTGATAACGCTCTGAAACAATATTGATACGCGGCAGAATGCGTTCAAGGAAGGTTTTAGCCAGGTAAGCATTTGCGCGCTTTATACCCTGTTCTTTTTCCAGCTTGCTGGCTGTCGCATTTACCGACATACGAACAATCACAGATTGCTTTTGTAGCAAATCCTGGGCGCAAGCCAGCGCCGCATTCTCTCGATCACGGCGCTGTAGTTCTTCGTATGTGGGTATCGGGCTTGCGATGGCCTTACGGGGCGCATTCCATGAATACGCCCAGTGTGAGATGGCGTTTACATCTTCAGACTGATTAGCATCACGCCACCCTGAATCGGCGGCGCAACGTTGTTTGTCTAAGGCCAACGTCATGCGATGGCCTTTGCAATTGAATCAAGTGGTGATTTCAGGATCAGCTCACTGGCCATCTTCTGACTAACAGCCGATGCCCCAACGCTACGGGGCGCATTCACCTGCACCGCCTCAAAACCGGCATACAGGTAATGCACCATCTCCAGATTACTGTTTGAGGCAACAACACTAATCCCTTTACGTGCCAAGCGGCGCAACTTCCGCGCCAGCCTCCCCTGATCCATATGCGTAAAACCGCTTCCATGGTAAGCGGTAAAATTATCTCTTTCCGTCAGGTATGGCGGATCACAATAAATAACGTCATAACCATCCCGAACTAATTCAAGCGTTTCCGAATAGTGAGCGGTGATAAACGTTGCCCGCTTTGCCTTTTCCTTAAATGCATGAATTTCATCTAACGGAAAATAAGGTTTCTTGTACTTACCAAACGGTACATTGAACTGCCCGCGCCGGTTATAGCGGCACAGACCATTAAAGCCGTGACGGTTCAGGTACATGAAACGTGCGGCCGATTCCACGCAATTTGCGCCCCCCTTCTCTGACTGATTGAACAAATCCCGGACTGCATAATAGAAAACAGCCCGGCTTTCTTCTTCACCCAGCGAACCGGCAGAAAATAGCGTTTCCAGCTCAACAAGTAACGCATCGGTATGATAGGCCATGGCCTTATACAGATTGACCAGATCAGGATTAATGTCACCAATCAGGTACTCGTCATAATCCGTATTCATCATTACGGCACAGGAACCGGCAAACGGCTCAATCAGGCGTTTACCTTCAGGTAAATGCGGAAGCAGCTGCGGAATAAGGCGGGCTTTACTGCCCACCCATTTCAACGGTGTTTTTACTGCCATGCTGCACCGCCTTTACTGCAAATAGCCGCTGCCTCTTCCCGGATCAGTTCGACAATCTCAACCGCGCTTAAACCTTCATTTGCGGCATGGGTGGCCAGCTTATCCAGACGGGTGGAACACAGATCGGCGGCAACGGCCTTACCTTCCGCAGTTGCTTTGGTCAGCATGGCCAGCAGGTCAGTACCGGAATTTATTGCGGGCAAATGGTTACGTGTCATGTTCATTTTGGCTTCCTTAAGGCAAAAGAATCCCCGGCCACCGTTGGGATGGCCAAAAAATCAGGCGATTATTAGTGGAAAGAAAAGGTAATAGGTACGGCGGTATAGCTAGGCGCAGGAACCTTATGCAGTTCATACGTATTGCGCCACCACTCCTGGATCAGCGCCTTGATTTCACCAGCACCCAACGATCCAGAGATGTAATACATGGAACGGATGCTGGCCAGCTCGCGCCCCAGCTCTTTAGCGTCTACTGAAATAATGGACATTAGTGATTCTCCTGCTGCATTTTGCTAACGATATGAGGCGCAATAATCATCTGCACCCCGTTGCGGCTATTAATCGGATGCGCTTTTTTAATCGGTCTGTCATGTGCTGTACGGGCTGAAAAATCAGAGTCCCGCAACGAACCGAATCCCTCAAAAGTCAGACGCGCCCTGGATATGCCCTGGCGCAAGTGGATCATGGCGCGATAGTCCAGACGTTCGAAAAGTTCACGCCAGCAACACTTGCTAAGACTGGCTTTAAACTCCCCGGATCCGGAAGATACGCCCGCAGCATGGAGGACAACCCCGCGCCACTCCGGCGTTAACTTGTCCCACCAATCAGCGGCTTCACTGCTGTTACTGAAATATTTGCGGCGTATGTTGCGCAGCTGCGCCAGCCCCAGCTTTTGCTGTTCCTGATTAATGGCCATACTGCCCCGGACTAATCCCATCAGGCGATGCCACCAACGGCGGCGCGGTTGATGCGCCGTAAATTTATATACGTGGCTGGGATTCCAGCGCTGACCATCTGGCAGCGCAATCCAGCCAGTTGAACCGCTGGCTAGCTGCATAGGTGGTGACTGGTGCTTCAAATAGGTAACAAAGGCTTTCATTGTTTTCCCTCACATCATTCCTGTGACGTTAGTTGTCACGATATCGACAGCAGCAGCCAGCACCGGCGCGGACTGAATACGGCTTTCAACGGTATAAGCCAGCACGGAAAGGCTACGGATGGCATCGCGGGCGCGATCAAGGATTTGAGTTCGGCGGGCGGAGGTCATGCACTCCGTTGATACGGCTTCCCCAGCGATCGCACCGACACACGCAGTAGCGCTCAACGCGCAAAATTGCATGTTGGCTTCAGTGGCGTTATTGACTGGAACGGAGGGCAAGCAGTTAATCTGCCCCAGCATCCCATCAAGCAAACGAGCATCTTCCGTGTAATCGGTGATAGCCAGCAGCTCGTCACAGGTCAGGCGGTGCGGTTGAACCGGGTTCAACTTATTGCGTAGGATCTGCGGACGCATACCAACGGCAGCAGCCACATCTTCCAGATTGTGCGACAGCGCAAACGCTCGGCAAGCTGCATCAAAATGTGCATGTTTGGAAGTTTGGTAATCAAACATAGTCAGCACCCTCTCAGCGTTTCAAAATCGAATCAGTTAAGTACTGATGTTGCAACCCGCAAGAGCGTCTATGGTCATAGCCGCAATATTGATCATCACTTTTTCACGTTTTTTATCTTTACGAAGGCGGTGTCTAACTAAACGGCCATCGGCAAGCATTGCATTGATGGTATCGATAGATAACCCTGTGAGTTCGCTATACTTTTCAACTGATACAGATGGTACTGCCAATGTGATTGAAATATGGTTAGTCATAAGGCAACATCTCCCTTTTTAGCTGTGTTGAGTGATAATGAACCCTCATTAGTTACATTTTGAAATCACGCAGACTATATGATCACATTTTGAAATCGTCAACCTAAAAAGTTGCCAAGGTGAAATCAATGGACTTTAGTACAGGTGGAAGAGGTGCAATTGAAAGAATGGTGGAAGCCTATGGCTTCACCACTAGACAAGCGCTATGTATACAGTTGGGCGTTTCGAAAAGCAGCCTAGCTACCAGATACATGAGAGATTCTTTCCCTTCTGATTGGGTTATCCAATGCGCCCTTGAAACAGGCTCATCACTTGAGTGGTTAGTAACCGGTACAGGAAGTATGAAAAACGACTTAACTTCCGATGTAGTCCGTTTACCTCACAGAAAAATTATCGAAGGGAAAATGCTCGATTCTTCTTTTTATTTTTTTGACAAGGCCTTATTGCCACAAGATCTGTATAAACCTGTAATTATTTCGGAAGGTAATGATATTTTCCTTACGGACTTCGGCTTCACTGAATTAACTGATGGGAAATGGATTCTTGAAATTGAGGGTAAAACGAGCATCCGCAGTATTACTCGAATCCCTGTGGGAAAAATTAAAGTTGATAACGATAAATCTTCTTTTGAGTGTTCTTTGGAAGATATAAAAATTATAGCAAAGTGGCATTCCACTCTTTTTTCCCATTAATATTCGCTACTGGAAAAATTATTATGTCTAACACAAGCAATAAAGTTGAACGTGGTATCATTACCTTTTTTGACTTTGAGAAGTTCGGTCTTTATCAGATATTGCAAGGAAAGCCACCAAAGTTGATGGAGTCAAACATGGACTCAGTTTTGGAGGGTTTAAGAGAGTGGATCTCTTCTCGTTCAGTTTTACAGTCTGTACCGTGGGGAAATCAAAGCAATCGAAGGATAAAAGCTTTTTGTAAAAATCTCTCATATGATAAAGAAACCGGTGATTATTTATTTGTTATCTGGAAAACGATCGGAGATAGTAAAGGTGATATCCAAGGTATAGAAGCCAATAGCATTATAGATGAAACCTCAGACAATGTTGTTTCAGCTTCTGAAACGCAGGATGGAAAAAATTACATCTGGGGTCTTCCTTGTTACTACTGGGTTATACCTGAATACAATAAAGTTGCTTCCATTAGATTTCCTAGCTCTTATGCTGACACGGATCTGTTCTGTCAATACATAAAAGCTTACGTTGATTATAGGTTTGAGGATCCTTGTAAAGTCATTCATGATATAGAAATACCACGGAAAGGTAATCCTGAGCCCTCAGTGTTCAAACGGGTATTTTTTAAAAAAGGAAAACATAGTCTAACTTTCAAAGTGTCGGCAAAACAAACGCGAAAAATAACAAAAGGAGCAAATATTGCAGAACTTTGCAAAAAGATCACACATATAGTTTATCATGATGTGATTGAAACTAACGTTCCTGACTCAAGAACAGAATGGCAGAAATTATTTGATAAATTTGGAGGCATATTTTCCAATAGTTCTCCTGTGTTATCGAAAAGACATAAAGTTGAATTATTAGTAGAAGGTCAACCTTCGCCGGAAGAGTTTGAACGACTAATTGAAGAATATTTAGAGGATTACGATCCAGTAGAAGTCTCAGATAATGACGTTACTGATCCTGATGATAGCAATGATGAGAAACAAGTTAAAAATCAGGTACGTATAGGATTTAAGGTTAACGGTAAAAACGGTGCAACTACCTGGCTTGACGAATATATTTTACGTCATGAAATTTATACAAGCCTTGGTAATAGAAACAAACATTATTCTTCATCTTATTTATTGAGTATAGTTAAAAGCCATAGAAACGATTTAATTGATTATTTAAAAGAAGATAATATTAAAGAAACGGATGAAGAATTAAGTTATACTAAAGCAGATAACGACGGAGAAGGGAACGTTACAGGTTTGGGGGCTTAATATGATATTAAAACATTGGAAAAAGCATCTCTTGTTAATAGCATTGTTTGGTTACATTGCTATTAACTTTGGTGCACTTTATAAATATAGTGATATAAAAGATGTGTTATCTACATTGCAAAATATATCAGCTATGATTTTTACTATTGCCGGAATTTGGCTCGCATACATATACCCTAAAGCAATCTCTGCAATTGTTAAGCCATCGACTTTAAATAGAGAAAGACTTGGCGATACATCATCAAGTAATGAGGTAGTTATTTCAGAAAAACCTCTTACGACTGAAGAAAGAAAGTCCATAGACAAAGATATCAAGCGTATCACCATGATCGTTGAGACAATTATTGTTTCTGCTTTTGTAATATTCGCCATCGTTTTAATTAACGCATTTAAACCTATTTTCTCTAACTTTGATTTAGTTAAAAACAACATAGAAACATTCAATAAAATTGGTTGTTTCGTATCACTCTCTTTAGTTTATTTACAGCTAGTATCTTTATTCACGATTATTTCTAGCAACGTAGTTTTCTTGAACGACATTCATAATGAGAAAAATGATAGCGAACTTAATCGACTTAAATAATCAATGTTTAAGTCGATGTTTCTTATACATTGACACTGTACATACAACCAGTAAACTCTCCTAACTTTTTAGGAGAGTTTATGGCTATAAGAAAACAGAATAATGGAAAGTGGTTATGTGAATGCTACCCTGCCGGACGTTCTGGACGCAGGGTACGGAAACAATTTGCAACCAAAGGTGAGGCAATGGCCTTTGAGCGCCACACAATGGATGAAGTCGCCTCTAAACCGTGGCTGGGTGATGTTGTTGATCGCCGCTCTTTAAAAGACATTGTGAACCTCTGGTATAAACTGCACGGTATATCTCTTTCGGCTGGCGAACACGTATACGAAAAACTACTGCTGATCGTGGACGCACTAGGAAACCCTCAGGCAACATCGCTAACCCCAAAAATGTTTGCTCATTACCGTGATAAACGCCTAACCGGAGAGATTTATTTCAGTGAAAAATGGAAGAATGGCGCTAGCCCTGTTACGGTTAATCTTGAGCAAAGTTATTTAAGTGGTGCCTTTAGTGAACTGATACGCCTAGGCGAATGGCTTCAGCCAAACCCCCTTGAAAATATGCGGAAATTTACCATTGCTGAAAAGGAAATGGCTTGGCTGACTCATGATCAGATTGCAGAGCTTCTGTATGACTGCCAGCATCATAACAAGCTGTTGACGCTGGTTGTGAAAATTTGCCTCAGTACAGGAGCTAGATGGAGAGAAGCCGTCAATCTGACAAGGTCTCAGGTAACGAAGTACCGCATCACCTTCACCAGAACGAAGGGAAAGAAAAACCGAAGCATCCCTATCAGCAAGGAGCTATATGAAGAGATCACCGCTCTGAAGGGGTTCAAGTTTTTTGATGATTACTATTTTCAATTTGCATCAGTGATGGATAAAACTTCCATCATCTTGCCGCGTGGCCAGCTAACACACGTTCTTCGCCACACCTTTGCAGCTCACTTTATGATGTCCGGTGGAAACATACTCGCCCTGCAAAAAATACTGGGGCACCACGATATAAAAATGACTATGCGCTATGCCCACCTCTCGCCAGATCACCTAGAAACTGCGTTAAGGTTTAACCCCTTAGCTACTATGCAAAATGGCGACAAAATGGCGGCAGCGGTTGCCACTCCCTAA